AACAAGCAGTTGCCGCAGAATTTGCTCTTGGTTTAGCAACACTTGCAGCAGGTAGAAACCTCAATGCCTCCGGCGTTTTAAATTTGATTGTTAATGCTATTGGTCAGATAGTAAGTCGATCACAGAATGTAACACATTCTACAAAACATCCAAAACCAGAGCGATCTTATGTTGCACAACAAAATGCACAACAACAGGCACAATTTGCAGCTGCACTTGCAATATTTACTAGTTTGGCAGGAGGTGCCCGCAGCAAAAGGATTTCAACTCCCCTTACAGGACCATTTAGGGCAGCTACATTTGGAGGAATGACAGGTTCTTTTCAAAATTCTCAGGATATTGTATATGCATATCCAAATGATGACGGTATTGACGAAGTTGCTTTTGCTGCTGATCCGCCCGCCGCAGTGTCAAATTGGAAGAATCCAGATGCTTAACCAGCGGCGTAGGAAAATGCATATAATAAAAAGAAAGGTAATAACAACCGTTGACATTTTATACTGGATGCCAGATTACGATAATATATTGCAACAGTTTGTTTGGCAAACTATGGATGTTAGACCGAAGTACCCAAGAGTACACAAATTTTTAAACTATTGGCATCATAATATTGATGCAGTTATATCAGAAGTAAAGATTTTAGATAGTGATGATACAGAATATAGACCAGTGAAGGAGATTATTAATGGCTAAGAGAAAAAAAAGTAGAGATACTTATACATCAAAGGGTGAAGGATGTAATGTTCGTAAGGATATTATAAATGCAATGCGAAGAGAAAGAAGTCTTCTGGATATTAGGAGGGCAAAATTTAAAGCATTTATGAAGGGAAAGAAAGTATTTGTGACAATACCAAACCCAAATACAAACGAAACGAACAAACCTTTTATTCGTGTGCCTGCAGAACAAGTTTGGCGAAAAGAAAAATATATTATGAAAACAAAAGACCCCAAGTCTTTATAAATAATAAAAACAGGAGTGCATTATGGCAACTTTAACAAAATCTTCAGATTTTGATTATTTAGATGAAAGGGGTAGAAAGGATGCCCAAGGACAGAATAATATTGACCGTAATGTAAGACAGTTCAGAGACTTGGACTTATATTTTACTAAAGCATCTGGAACAAAAGATGTTAATAAGATAACAGATGTTCAAGCAGTTAAACGGTCTATTCGGAATCTTGTTTTATTGAATCGTTTTGAGAAGCCATTTTCACCTTACATATTTGGTGGTGTTATTGAAACTCTATTTGAACCTATGACTCAGGTTACAGGTATTCTTTTGGGAAAACAAATAGAGTCTGTTATTGCTGCGTATGAACCAAGAGCAATATTGCAAGAGGTTAATGTAAGAGAAAATTTTGATACAAATGAGTATGATATACAAATTATTTTTATTATGGCTAATAATCCTGCTGAACAGGTAGACCTAGAATTCATGTTAGAGAGATTACGATAATGGCTGTAAACGATAAAAGACTCACCGTAACTGAATTTGATTTTGATGATGTAAAATCAAATCTAAAGACATTCCTAAAAGCACAGACAGAATTTACGGACTATGATTTTGAGGGTTCTGGTATGAACGTCTTGTTAGATGTTCTTGCATATAACACTCATTATCTGGGATACAATGCAAACATGCTAGCAAACGAGATGTTTATGGATAGTGCATCTTTACGAGGTAGTGTTGCTTCCCATGCAAAAACTTTAGGGTATGTACCAACATCTGCAAGAGCAGCAAAAGCAACGATAACTGTTTCACTTAATGTTCTTGCATCAGCACAAGCAACTGCTACCATGTCAGCCGGAACCGCATTTACAACAACAGTAAATAATACTGCATATCAATTTGTAACGGATACCGCATATACAAAAACAAACTCAGGTGTTGGAATTGTTTTTGAGAATATTCCTGTATATGAAGGGACATATGTTTCTTCTCGTTTTACAGTAGATACATCTAACTCAGATCAAAGATTTGTTATACAAGAAACTAATGCAGATATGTCAACTCTTACTGTAAAGGTACAAACATCATCTTCAGATTCAACTCAAAATACATATACACAAGCAACAGATATTACAGGTGTATCTGCAACCAGTAATGTTTACTTTTTACAAGAAGTAGAAAACGGAAAGTTTGAAATATATTTTGGTGATGGTGTTATTGGTAGAGCATTATCTGATGATAATATAATAATTCTTACTTATGTTGTAACAAATAAAGCTGCGGCAAATGATGCTGCAACTTTTACATCAGCAGGTGCGATTGATAGTATAACGGATATATCCGTAAGAACTGATGCTAAGGCAACGGGTGGAGCTGAGCCAGAAAGTATTGCTTCTATAAAATATAATGCACCTTTGGATTATGCTGCTCAAGGAAGGTGTGTTACTACTGAAGATTATAAGGTTGTTGTTAAAGGTCTATACAACGATACGAAATCATTACAGGTGTGGGGTGGTGAGAGCGGTTCTTATGATACAAGTCTTGGAGTTGTGGATACTAAAGAATATGGTAAGGTTTTTATTTCAATTAAATCTACCACAGGACAAATGCTCACAAAACAAGAAAAAAATGAAATTGTCGTAGGACTTGCAACGTATAAAGTTGCAGGCATAACACCAGTTGTGGTTGATCCAGAAACAACGAAATTGATATTGAATACTACGTTTAAATATGATTCTAGTAAAACAACGGAAACTAATTCTAGTCTTGTCACTCTTGTTACTAATACACTAACAACATATAATACAGATAACCTTAGTCAGTTTGATGGGATTTTCAGATTATCCAAAGTTCAAAGACTCATAGATGAAACAAATTCTTCATTGTTAAGTAATATTACAACTGTAACTATTGCAAATACAATTACTCCTACTTTAAATTCAGCAACTTCTTATACATCAACCTTTAATAATGCTTTCTATGCTCCGTATTCTGGTTACAATAAAGAAAAGGGTGGAGTGATTGCAACAACTGGCTTTAAAATACAGGGTGATACAGTTAATACAATGTTTTTTGATGATGATGGTGAGGGCAATTTAAGAATGTATTATCTTGTTGCTGGAGCTAGAGTTTACCAATTAATTAACGGAACTACTACTGTAGGAACAGTGGATTATGTTAAAGGTACTGTAAAAACTGTTAGTCTTACCATTACAGATATAGGCAATGTGGATGGTGCAACTTCTACATCAATTCGCATTACAGCAATACCTAGTTCAAATGATATAGTACCAGTTAGAAATCAGCTATTGGAAATTGATTTTGTCAATTCAGTTATAACAGGTGAGGTTGACACTATCGCTGTCAGTGATGCCAGTGCTGGTTCTACTTATCAAACAACTTCATCCGTAACATCAACATCGAGCTACTAAAATGTCACCATTTGATAACCCATATGCACTGACCTCAGAGCTAGAAAATAAAATTAGTACTCAGCTGTCTGGCCAGATGCCGATGTTTGTTACTGATGAACATCCACTATTTGTAAAATTTTTAAAATATTACTATGAGTTTTTAGAAGCTGGTGAACTTACATTAATTGCGACCATAGATAACATTGCTCAAGAAACAGCTGCTTCAAATCTCATACTTGATGAAAATGGTGAGAAGATTGTTACAGAGAGGGGTGCTGGTACTCTTACAAAATTTGTAATTGGTGAAACAATAACTGGTGGTACTTCTAACGCAACTGCAAAAGTACTTGCTGAAGATTTAGCAAATGGTAAAGTTTTTATAACTGCAAAAACTCAATTCATTAATGGTGAAACTGTAACAGGAGGAACTTCTAGTTCAACAGGTACAGTAACCAAATATAGAGCAAACCCTATACAAAATATTCAACAGTTGTTATCTTATGCTGATGTTGATAATACGATATATGATTTTCTAGATCAGCTTCGTGATTCTTTTATGAATTCTATTCCAAAGAAACTTGCTGATGGAGTAGACACAAGAAACTTAGTTAAAAACATAAGAGAATTATACAGAGCGAAAGGTACTTCAGAAGGTCATAAAATTTTTATGAAGATGCTTCTTGGAGAATCTGCTGAAGTATTTTATCCAAATACTCGTATGATGCGTGTTTCTGACGGTAAGTGGAATCTAGTAACAAAAATAAGATGCTCTCCCGGCAATAATGTTGAAGCTTCAGAGGTTGTGAATAGAACTCTTACTGGGCAAACTTCTGGTGCAACAGTTGTCATAAGTAATGCTGCAACTTTTTCTGAAACTGCTGATCCTATCATAGAGTTTGAGGTTGATGCTTCATCTCTTGTTGGAACTTTTGTTAATGGCGAAGTCTGTAAAGCTGTATCAAAAGAAACTGGTTATAATTATGATTTTACCATTAGACAGATTGTTAATGGTTTTACTTTAACAAATAATGGTATTTTATATTCTGTTAATGATCTTTTAGATATTGATAGCAATACTGCGATAGGTAATGGTCTTGCTGCAGCTAAAGTTAAAACTATTAAGTCGGGTAGTATTTTTGATATTGTTGTTGATGATGCTGGAACAGGCTATAGAGAAGGTGAACCTCTTGTATTTACAACTTCAGAGGATGATGTGGATACTGCTACAGGTGTTGTTTCCATTCTTGAAGGCTCGTTACTATTAGATGGTACAGCAGAAGTTTTAGACAATGGTGTTACGCAAACTTCAACGGATGCTGGAGACTTCATAGTTCTAGAAGAGGGTTCTGTTTTTCATGAAAATGAATGGTCATTCGTATTAGAAGATGGTACACTCAATGCTCCATATGCGGTATATGGAATTGATATCTCATATAGTGATACAAAAGGTTATTATTATCCTCTTTATCTTAATCTTCAAGATGCTGAAAGCTCAACTATAACAAAAGCAAAAGCAACCACTAACGGAAAAATAACTGATTCAAAAACTTTGGTTCTAGATGGTAATAGTGGAACTATTGCAGTTGATATGGTGGTCTTTGGTGAGGGCCTCGATCCTAGTGCAACTATCAAAGTTGCAACTGTAACAGATCAAAATAATATAATTTTGGATACAACAGTAACACTTGCTGATGATGTTGTATTATCTTTTAGATCAATTAAAACAGCAGTTCATACTCATAAATTTTTAGAGTTTCCTAACGAAACTTTTTATATGCCATCTTCATCAACTAATCATCATAAGGATAGTTATGATTCCAGTACATATGATTTATATGTGAA